AGATATCCCCCATATCTTGTCGCAGTAATCTCTAATAGATCTATCAGAAGAGAAGAATCCTGACCGTGCAATATTTACAACTGAACTATGATTCCACTTATCACGATCTTTCCATGCTTCACTTACACGTTCATGAGCATGACGATAATCATCAAAGTCTGCACATACACAGAATGGATCATGATTCAAAAGATTATCCATTAATGGATTAAAGACATCTTTATCTCCTCCACTAAAATGTCCACCTTTAACAAGATTAATTACTTCCCAAAGATCTGGACTCATATAATGCTTAGGATCATAATTGTTTCTCCATAAGTCTGCAATCTCAGATTCAGTCTTACCAAATAAGAAGAAGTTCTCCTCACCTACAAGGTCACGTATCTCTACGTTAGCACCATCCAGTGTACCTATAGTAAGAGCACCATTCATTTGGAACTTCATGTTACCAGTACCAGATGCTTCCTTACCAGCAGTAGAAATCTGTTCTGATAGATCAGCAGCAGGATATACAAGTTCCCCTAACTTGACACTATAGTTTGGTAAGAAGATAACCTTCAACTTACCATCCATATCAGGATCAGTATTAACTACTTCTGCAACACAGTTAATAAAATGAATAATATGTTTTGCCATATAATATCCAGGTGCTGCTTTACCACCAAATATTACTGTGCGAGGAACGAAGTCGTTTCCTTTTTTAATTTTTAAATACTGAGATATTATTTGAAGAACAAGTAAATGCTGTCTCTTATATTCATGTATCCTCTTAACATGCACATCGAACATGCTATTAGGATCAACAGATATACCAAGATTTTTAAAGATGTAATCAGCAAGTCTATGTTTACCTATTAGTTTTGCTGTTCCCAACTTCTCCAATAGATCATAGTCAATATTACTCTCCAACTTTTTAAGTTGATCCATATTAGTGATCCAATCAGAACCACAATATTCATTCAAAACTTCAGTAAGTGATGGATTACAAGATGCTATCCAACGACGAGGTGTAACACCATTAGTTACGTTAGTAAACTTATGAGGCCATAACTCAGAGAACTCTGGCATCAATTGTGTCTTAACTAACTCAGAGTGTAAAGCAGCAACACCATTTACATGATGAGATCCTACAGTAGCAAGATGTGCCATACGAACATACTTATTATGAGATTCATCAATAATAGATAACTTCTCTTGTATGGATTCATTACCAGGATAATGAAGTCTTACCACCTGTAAGAATCTACGATTAATCTCATAGATAATCTCCATGTGTCTTGGTAGAAGTGTCTTAAACAATTTAAGATCCCACTTCTCCAATGCCTCTGGTAGAAGAGTATGGTTAGTGTAGGCAATAGACTGAGTAGTTAACTCCCATGCCTGATCCCACTCCATATGATTTACATCTACAAATAATCTCATCAACTCTGCTACAGCAACAGATGGATGAGTATCATTTAATTGAACCTGCCAATATTCAGGGAACTTCTCAATAGGAATACCTCTCCTATTAAGACTATTAAACATATCTTGTAGAGATGCACTAACAAAAAAGAACTGTTGCTTTAATCTTAATTGTTTACCAGCATCCGTACCATCATTAGGATACAAAACCTTAGAGATAGTTTCTGAAGATACACTCTGTTCTACTGAACCAAGATAATCTCCAATATTAAATGCATAGAAGTCAAATGTCTCAGTAGCATCTGCTCTCCATAACCTCAATCTATTACAAGAGTTAACTCTATATCCTAACTGCAATACATCATATGGTACTGCAACTACTTGTTCATCAGGAACCCAACGTACTCTATAATTATTATGATCTGAAATATAATTCTCTACCTTACCACCAAATCCTACATGAACTGATTCATCTGGTTGACATAATTCCCAAGGCCATTCTCCATGCAACCAATTATCAGTTATCTCAAGTTGTTGATTCTCTCTTATAATTTGCTTGAAGATGCCATACTTATATCTGATACCATAACCAGTAGCAGGTACTTGTAGAGTCGCTAGAGACTCCATATAACATGCAGCAAGACGACCTAGACCACCATTACCAAGTCCAGGTTCTTCTGCTTGTGTAAGTATCTTCTCTATATCTTGATCGTATTCTTTTAATGCTTCTTCTGCCTCCTCACGAATTCCTAAGTTAATAAGATTTCTATTAAGTTGAGGACCAATTAAAAATTCTGCTGATAAATATGCGACTTCTTTTTTTGACTTTGGTTTAGTACACAACCAATGCGTCATCATCTGATCCCGCACGGCATAACTAAGTGCCATGTAAAAATCATGTGATGTTGCGATATCTGGACGTTTACCTAATGTATAAAATAGACGTTCTTTGATACCATTATAAAGTAATGACATAATGGTTATACTACTAAGTTAGATTATACTCTATTTACTCAGTAGTTTCCACTTTCTTCTTAGAACCGATGTTATATTTTTGTTCCAGGATCCAATCGTTCTTATCTTTGTATGCCAACACCTTAATTTGGTTCAATGGAGCGACATCAGATATGCTCTCAGCATTGACTACAGATATGAGACCCCAATCAGAAAGCAAACGAGCGATACGATTCCGACGCTGAACGTCGTTAACAGTAAGGTTAGCGTGTTTTCCATCTAATGCGAATAATTCTTTGAAGTGAGTAATGTAATAACGACCTTGCTTATGAAGAATGTGGCAAGATTGATATAACTTTTTCTCCTTCCTTGAGGCAACTCCAATACGTGTTAGCGTCTCACGTACTTTAAGGAAATCATCTGGTTCGTTAAGCATAACCTCCACCATCATTTCAGGCTTCCAGTTAACTTGTGGTTCAATAGTACTAGTAGTCATGTCATTCCACCAATGTCAAGTCGTTGTTTAATAAAATCGAGTTGTTCTTTAGATAAAATATTCAACGCTTGCATTGCTTTTTCATTACTATATCCATAGTATTGTTTAACAAGGTCAAGGTTACTAATCTTATCTTTTCGCATCCACGGAGAGAATCTCTTCCGTTTCCTCAGACTATTTAGATAAAATTTATATTGCATATCCTTATCTAACGAGGGATATTTGTTCATTTCATTAGCAAAGAGTATGCAATCTAGGTGTCCAGATAGACATTTGTTAATAATAAAGGGTGGATAGGATTTGATCGCATCAGGATCTTCAGTTAAATCATCTTTAGTATGGTTGATTGAATTTAACCATTCCTTCAATTCAGTCTTCATAATATTTTGGGATAAAGTTGATCATTTTTTTTCTCCATCATTACAGGATCGAGACAGTTAAGACTATCCACACAGATATCACCAGCAATACTAATTCTAAACTCATCAGTAGTATGATGAGGATAAACAATGTGGTTTAAAGAACTTGGGAATATCAAAATTGTACCTTCATCCTTCTTACCCAACTCATAAGGTAGTTTTCTAATCCTTCCAACAGCATCAGTGTATATGATAGTTACATTTGCTCCCTCTGGATGAGCGTCATTCTCTTTCTCAGAATGTTCATCTTCAGGTTCAAATGGGATATTCATCCAAACTATAAATGTCCAAATAGATTGATGCTCATGAAGTGCTTGATACTCACCTCTTCCAGATAGTCTAACCCAAAACCTACTAAATTTAGGAATTGGATAATGTGTTCCAAGAGATGCAGTTGGATAACCCCAATATTCAATATACTTATTAATTGCTGGATCTAAAACTTCTGAACAAAATCTATTAGAAGTATCCTCTAAAGTCCACTCTTGAAAATTATCTCTCTCAATAACTTTATTATTCTCATCAAGTACCCATCCACCTCTCTTAGTTGAATCTTTAATATAAGACCACAACAAATCCATATGATCCTTATTAAGTTTGTGACTAAGAACTCCTGGATTAATCTGGGTAGTTATCTGATATTGATTCTCATACTCATTCATTAAACGACTCCATGATATGAGTAACACCTACGACTGTGGCATTTGGATTTCTTGCAAGAGCAACTTGTCTTGCCTCTGCATAATCTTTAGCATATACATCTTCATTGAAGAGTTTGCCAGCGACATACAATCGAACTCTACATTTCATTTTTTTGGATAGTAAACTTGTACAAATGACTCACATGTAGGACATGTAAGGTTAGTGACGATACTATAATCTTCTTCGACTCCATAGTCCTCACCATCAAAATCTGAACCCCATATGAGTTCAGTATTACAATGCCAACAATTCATTTGAAGAACTCCATTAAACTACTTCTTTCATAATTTAGTAAAAGCAACTCTTTACGAGTACTTTGATCACCCATATAATCTCCTGTAGATCTCATGGTATATGTTAGTTCATATTCTGCTGCATCCCAACCAACAAATCTATCCTTTACCAATTGAGAATTATTGTATGATACTAATTGATGAGACTCGCATGCCTCACAGTCTTCTGCAAATTTATCATGGTCGAATGTCTTATGCATTCCACCTTTCTTACCATATAGATTATCCTTAATATCATAAGGAGGATCTAAGTATATAAAAGAATCCATTCCATTTTTCAACACCTCTTCATAAGAATAATTTGTTATAACCCAATTGGATATTAACTCTTGGTATTCTGGAAGTTTTTTAATTCCTCTAACAGTAAAGTTGGAGGTACTTGCCTGAGGTGAGAAGGAGGAGGACTCAGTAAGACCACTAAAACTGCACTTATTGATAATATAAAAATTAATCGCACAGTCCAAGGGTGTAGTTTCTTCTGCACTGATAGTCTCCTTTGCTGTATTAAAAAGATCTTTTGCTTTGTCTGGTGTATTGTGTTCCTCTTTAAGTTCTAACAATGTATCAGACATAACATCTCCAGACTCCTGAAGTTGTTGCCAAAATGTTGCTAATGGTTTATATAAATCATTTACCCAAATAGGTAAATTGGTATACAACTTAGTAACATGTATTGCAAAAGACCCACCCCCAATAAAGGGTTCTCTATATTGCTCATAGGTTGCCAAATTAGGTAGATACTTCTCCATCTTTATACAAGCACGAGACTTACCACCAGGATACCTGAGAGGTGTTTTAAGAGACTTCAGGGACTTCTTCATAGAATGCTCTCTAAAGATTCTAGAAGTTCATTTGCAGTAATCTTTTTTGCAGATGGTTTAACATTCTCAGCAAGCATAGTGTAATCACCTGCTTGAAGTTTGAATGTTGCACCTGCTCCATCAAGTTTGGATCTACTCTCAACAACATCCCAAGTAGTAACAGCAATACTCATGTTCTTAGTATCAACTAAAAGCATGTACTCAAAGGTCTTCTCTAAGTTTTGTTTGCTGCGACCAGGCATATTATTTTTCAGGATAACCTGTTTGCATGATCCATTCTTATTAAATAATCCCAAAGAACCTTTCATCTCATAAGGGACTCCATCATTGTCAACGAAGTCTTGACCGTCTGCATAGTTACCAACATAAGTTAGTTGACCACCAGAATGCTTCTCAAAAGACTTCTCCTGTAGATAAGTCCTAAGAGGACGAAAGGCATTAGTTTTTAGTTCAGGTGTGTTAGTTGCATCAACACATCCAAAAAAACTATTCAAATCACAAAGTTTAATGTCAATCATTAGGGAACAATAATTCCGTCTTGTACGGAGTCAGGGGTTACAATTTTACTAAACTGATTTACGTAATGATCTACCAATGCAGAATTGGGATCACCAACATAAACAACATGATCCTTGCTAATTGTTATATCCTCAACAGGACTAGCAAGAAGAGGAGTCCATGATGCAAATCCAATGTTACCATCCTTAGTTGGAACTGCTACGATTCCTCCACGAATAGTAACTGAATCATCAGTCTCTTCTAGTAAATCTGCTACAACATCTTCTGTTGTTGTTAGACGAACAACTTTAACGTTCATCTCTTTTCTTGATCTTGGTTCGGTCATTTGAATTTACATTCACACATTAGTTCGGTTAAAGCCGCTAAGAGATTAATCTCTTGATCTGCAACAAACGCTATCTGATATTGATACTTTGCAATAATCAGAACTGCGGCTGGTATGCTGCTAGGTTCCAAAGAATCATACATGCAATCGTAGATTCTTCTAAGAATAAGAGCAGGATCATTATCCAAATTTTGAACTACCCATTTACGAACTTCCGTAAAATTCTTACTCTTTAATTGTTTAACTAGATCCTCAGTCTTTACATCCCCGAAGGTTGCAAGAATTGCAGAATCTATCTTTCCACTTACTGAGTATCGTTGACACTCATTGAGGACTCTTCTCCAGTCAGGGAAGTGTTTGTTAATGAGTTCTGCGAGGACTTTCTTATCAGACTCAACCCGTTCTTGTCCCAAGATGGTATTAAGTCTTGCGAAGAATTGTCCAGCAATTGCTGGTTTTTGTTTTCCTGCAATGGAGAACTCGATGACTGAGCATCTCGAATGGAGGGGCTCAATGATTTTGTTTTTGTAGTTGCAGGTAAAGATGAATCTGCAATTGTTTGAGAATTCCTCAATACTCGCTCTAAGAAGGAGTTGTACGTCGGCAGTGGTATTGTCTGCTTCGTCGATGATAATGACTTTATGCTTTGCCTCAGATGATAAAGAGACTGTTGCTGCGAAGTTTTTGGCGTTGTTCCGAACAGTGTCGAGAAACCTGCCTTCATCCGATCCATTAATGACATAATAGTCTACTCCTAACTCATTACACAGTGCTTTTGCAACTGTAGTTTTACCACACCCTGCGGGACCAGCAAGAAGTAAATTAGGTACTTCTCCTGCATCCAAAAATTCAAGAAAAGTTTTCTTGATATTCTCAGGCAAAATACATTCTTCAATTGTCTTGGGTCGATACTTCTCAACCCAAAGGAATTCATCCCTCATAATTTCTCAATCTCACATAATAAGGTGCTAGAG